TGATAATATCACAATTTCACCCATATTAGGAAAAAATTTTGAAATTAAAAATATATATGTAATGCTTACAACTCAAGAAGGATCTGGATTTATAATTAATAATAATAAATTAAATACAATACCATATACTGAATTACCAGAAATTATTCGTCGTCGTCGATAAAGTTACAATTAGGTGTTGGTAATACAATTATTTTATTAATTCCTAAATCCAATGCTCTTTTTCTACAATCTAACATTTCTTGAACTTCATCTTGTAATATATTTAAACGAATTAATTGATAATTTTTATTATTTGGATGCATAATTACTAAACATAAATCTACAATATGTAATCCATAATAATTCTCCAAAAAATATTTATAAATATTTAATTGAAGAGTATAATGCCAATAATTTGAATCTGGTAAATGATCAACTGGTCCAAATCCAGAAGCAAAATTATTAGATGTTTTAATTTCCTTTGAACGTTTCCAATCATAAATTACGTAGCCATTACGTTTTTTACTATAAAATACCATATCAATAGATCCACATAATAAATATTCTTTCATCCATACTTCCCATTCGCTTCTATAAGGAACTAGATCATCTTTTACATCGTTCCAAAAATTCATAAAATATTTCCATTCAATTGTACCATAATTAATAGGATCAATTTGTTCTGGAGATCCATGTAAAAACTGTTCTATTGCTAAATGCATAGCTGTTCCAGCCTCTGATGCTTCTTTTCCAGAATCATTCCAGACTTTTTTAATTTCTTCTGGGCTCTTTCCATACCATACTGACGATGTCCATTTCTTCGATTTCATCATTTTTTTAATAGTATCATCAGGATCAAAATGAGGAAAGAAAGCATGAATAAATCCTGTGCAAGAAATGACACCTTTGGAAGATCCATCAATATAGTAAGTATGTGTAGGTTCATAAAATACAATATGATCATCTCTAGGATGTTTATTTATAAATGTTAGTTTTTGCCAAGAATGTACTATTCTTTCCATTGTATCTATATAGAATATACGTTTCGGCTTTAACTTAGTAAGTTAGCATTGTACTATAGGTGTTCTTATTGACCCAGTGTATGATGGAAGAGGTTTTCCATTTTTATCTTGTTGAACGCAAACTCCCGCTAAATCTAAAGATGCGACAAATCCTTTTTTACAAGGTCCATTACAATATCCACGAATCCATTCATTTGGAGATTTACAATTACTTTCATTGCAATTATTTTCAAAGGATTCTTGTATGTTAGATTTCATTATATAAATAAATATAAAAATAATAATAATTATTAAAATATATTTATAAAAGTTTTTTTTCATCTATTTTATGGTTGCATTTAATACAGAATTATTTTCTGTAGAACATTGTACATATCCTGGAGAAACCCAACTAATCCCTTGAGAACCATCAGGACATACATAACAAGTATCACGAACCCATAATTGTGTAAAAGTATTAGGACACATATCTTGAGTTACTACTGTTTTCTTTTGATTTGAATTATGTTTATTATTATTATTATTTGTTACAATATAACCATATAATACATATGTGATTAATATTAAAACGATAGCCGGAATGAAAAAACATTTTAAAGTCTTATTCAATTTCATCTATATATACATAAGAATAGCATTCAATTAGCATTCTAATTTTTTAATAATGGGACCAATCATATATTTATTGCTATTATAGTGATTAGGGTTAGTACTTACGCAGTGAGAATTATAATAATCCGTAGTTAATGTATATCCTTCTGGGCATGATAAACATCCTCCATTTCGTAGCATTGTATTGCTAGGGCAAGCACAAAAATCATTAAATTTTTCTTTTACACTCCCATATATTATAAATCCAATTAACGCACCAACGACTAAAAGAGGTAATACATATTTTTTTACTATTTTTTGAATATTCATCTATCTATCTATATATAACAATTAGGGTAAATTCGTTCAAATGGTGAATTACGTGAAACGCACATTGTATCTATAAAATCATAGTTATCGGGACATGAACAATTTGCTGATGATGGGTATATCCAAGATCCATACCAGTTATCTTCAGTATTATTTATATTTGATCTATTTACTCCTCTCCATGGATGTATTTTTGGTTCATCACATTGAAATGATTCTAAATTATATCGTATTAATAAAAAAGAAATAATAATTATTATAATAATTATTATAATTAATGATGTCTTCATCTACTCTATATATCCACCAAATTCCATATATAATTTTCCTAACTTGTTATCACCTTGAATAACTCCATCTGCTTTACGCATTCCTCCAAGATCTATTCCAGATGTACTTCTTGTAAAATATAACAAATATTTATTTTCTTTTCGTGCTGCTTCAATAATTTTTCGTAGTCTTACATCTTTTTTATATCGATGTTCAATAGCATATCGTAATAATTCATCTTTTTTCAAAGAATACTTACTTTCATTAAATGTTGTTTTATATTTTTTAAAACTAGCTGGCCGTATTGATTCTTTTACATCAGTAATTTCATCTTTAAGAAATTGAAAATCTTTCTCTTCAGAAATAGGTTTCTTCAAACCTTCTACTTCAATGAGTCTCTTTCGTACATATGCTTGATGAATAGTTCCTTCACGACTTAATAATGTTACAGCAAGTTCTGGTTTATCTGTTCCATATTTATACATCATTGCTGCTATAAAATGTTCTAAAGATGGATATAAGATTGTTTTATCATCGGGATCTTCAATTGGAAAAGGAGCATTTGGAGATAACCAACGAGCAGCCCCTTTATCATTAATCTTTAATTTCTTATCATCCAAAGGAGCATCTGGATAAAAGTTAAATATTTCATTCGCAGAATATAATTTCTGTTGAGGTGCTGCTGTTCCGGGAGCAACAGGAACAGTACGTTGAATTACAGGACCTTCATCTATTTTTTCAATATTCTTCATTACAGATTTAACAGTATCTTCTTCTTCTTTTTCTGCAATTGTTTCACCATTAATAAATGTTTTAATTCGTTGTTCTACTGGTATTTGTTCTGGTATTTGTTCTGGTATTTGTTCTGGTATTTGTTCTGGTATTTGTTCTGGTTCTTCAGTTACTATAGTTACTTTTTTTCTATTACTTACAATTGGAACATATTCTTCTTCTTTTTCTTTTTCTTCAATAACAATTTCTTTCTTTTTTCTAAATATAAACCAACGATTTAAGAATGAGAATTGTTTTACAGCATCAGACATTACATAATTTCTTCCGTTCTGTTTTGCCATATCATAAGTATTACTGAAAAGATTTGTGCTATGTTTCAACCCAACTTCACGTAGTTCATCATCATTGAGTAATTCTAAACCATTTTCTTTCATACGTGAAACAAGATAAGGGAATGATACTAGAAATTCATCATGTGGAGATCCAATACTGATAAAATTAATATTAATTTTTAATCCTAGAGATTCTTCATTAGGAACAAGTTCATCTTCATCATATTCTTTACGAATATTCCATAAAATAGAGTCTTTTTCAATACCAGTAAGAACTCCTCCTTTTTTTACATTTTGTAGAAATTTAAATACAGAATCTCCATCAAAACAGCATCCAAAGAAATATCCACCAACTTTTAGACTTTCACGAATATTTTGAATAAATCCATCTAATACTTCTTTTTTCTCAAAGAAATAATGAACAGCAAACATACATGAAATAGTATCTGCTCCATTCTTCAATTCTCCAGCAACAGTTTTATCAACATATGGAGGTATAGGACCAATTGGAGAATATTTTCCAAATACACTTCGTAAGATATCTCGTTCTTCATCAGTAGATCCAGCACGTCCATCAACAAGACGTTTTGATGTATCGCCAATAACAAATACCATTGGAGCAATTTCTTTTCTTTTATTTCGTTCTTGAAAGTTCAAATAACGAGCATATGCTCCATCTTCAGTATTTGTAATATTATCTCCAGCATAATCAATACCAAGAACAAAGGAGGTACGATTATTAACCCATCTACGAATATCAGATCCTTTACCACAAGCAAAATCAATTAATTTTTTATGTCCTCCTTTTAAACAAGCATTGTATAATACAATTTCTTTTACATATTGATTATGAAATTCACGAAGACCTGTTACAAATACTAAATCTTGAACTTCTGCTTTTCGTTCAAAATATTTTAGAGCAACACTATCACGTTGTTCTATTTTATCAATATTTTGATTTATTTCTTTTTCAGTTTTTAATACATTTCCAGAACGAATCATAGAAGCAGTAATAGGATCATTAATAGAATTCCATACACTTTCTGCTACATCTTCAGAGTTTAAAGTTCTTGCTAATATTCCTCGTTGAAGACGTTCTGTTTTGTCATGCCGAATGCGAATAGGAATCCAACGCCATCCTCTTGGCATAGAAGGATCATATCTCATTTCTACAATACTTTTATCTTGTATAGGTTCATTATTTGTTTCTGTTGCTACATATTCTTCTTGTGTAGCATTATCAATCTGAACTACAGAATAACAAACAGAAGCCATTGAATCATAGAATTGTTTTGGATAGAAAGGAATTGGTCTATATTCTTTATAATGAGATTGATTTTCTCCTAATTTTCTTTCATTTAGTAAAATATCACGAGGATTAAATGCTTTTGATCTAGAACTTCCAACATATAATCGTAGAGTTTTATAACGAATTGTTTCATTAGTTTCAGGGCGAATACCATTTACAACACGATCAATCTTAGGATTGTCTGGTAATTTTTCAAATCTTACTAAGAAATCTATTGTGTTATCTTCAGAAGGTTTCCATTTAAATTGTGAATAAAATGTTGCTCCAGGTTTAATAGTTTTCTTTTCTTCATCATATCCTGGCAAAGGAAGTGAATTTGGAGTAAATATTAAACCATCAGTATAATAGATTCGATAGGTATCAAGAACTTTTGCTGCGTTTTTAAATATAGATAAATCATTTGCTTTAGCAAATATATATGTTTTCATAGAAACTTGAAGAATAATATTAGAATTCAAATATGATAGTAATTTAGTAGGTCCATTATTTTTATTAAATGTTTCAATCCATGTTTTTAATTGATAATGACGAGATTCTTGTTCTGACTCTTTATTATAAAATGGATATTGACTTACATTATTCTTATCAGTTGAATAATAAATATCAAACGCAAGAAACATATTAATAGGATCTTTATTACTTGTTCGTGTAACCCATTCTCCATCAATAATAGATTCACGACAAGTTATTTGTTGAAGACCTGTTCTATATACATTAAGAGCCATATCAATTAAATAGAATTCTCCCTTAGAATCACAAAATCCAAGACAACGTAACCCATCTGCTTTATCTGTTACGTTATATCCAGTACGAATATTAGGAATTGTATCATCAATAATATCACTAAAATTTTGATTTTCGAGTGTAACGGGAGAACATCCAATGAATCTATTTGATTTTACAAAATCTTGATATTTTTGTATTACTTTTTCTTTTTTAGATTTGCGAATAAGAATACTATTTTTTTGAATTCCACGTAAAATCTCACCAATTCCTTTAATAAGTCGTTTTTGAGCCAATTCTTCCGTATCATTTTCAATACGAATTAATTCAACTTCTATTTCATAAAGATAAGGATATGATGATAAATCTTGGTCAGTAAATTTTCTTTGCCATTTGAAGTCACCTTTTGTATCTCTAGCGGTTGATCGGACAATTGATAAATCATATCGCAATCCTTCATCTTCAAAAGACCAACGATGAATCATACGGAATGCTTTCTTTTGCTGAGGCCATTTAGCAAATAATTCTTGGATACGTACTTCTGAATTTGCCATAAGAATTTCTCGGCGTGTCTTAATTCGAACATCATAATCATCCAAATCAACTTGAGAATTGGATGAAGATCTATCTTTAATCATAGCAACAAATGGTTTTCCAGCCAATGTATCATCACGACAATATTGTTGAATAACTCCAAGACTTTGGATTGTAAAACGAACATGTTCGGGAGTTGAAATAGTTAAACGATCTTCTTGTGAAAGTTCCCGTAATCCTTTTGATTTTAAACGTTGTGCTACTTGGAAAAATGTGGTTGCATCCACTGTTCCTTTTGAACCAAATGTACTTTCCAATTCACGATCGGGATGAAGAATCCAATCATTAATTTGTTTTTTAATACTTTCAGCCTCAGCCTTATATAGTTCCATTGTCTATTCCTATAAATACAAATAGACAATGCTTTAATCGGTATTTAAGAAAATAATAGATAAAAAAGAATATCAATTTTGTAAATTATTTGTAAATTCATTATGAATGTGTCGTAAAGCATGTACTTTACCAAGTAAAATTTGATAATCTTCTTTTTTTGGTTTAATATTATCAATAGGTAAAGTAAGATTATTTTTTTCAAGTGTATTTTTCATATCTTTGATAGTTCCTTCTTCTAAAGGCCAAAAACAAGTATAATTATTATTTTCAAGATCCATTAACCAATTTACAAAATAATTTCTTGCTTCTTCTTCATTTTTATGAATATATACACTACGAGATCCAAGAGATACTAAATAAATAGGTTGATCTTTTGTCCAAGTGCGTATATCGGAAGGATACCAAAATATTTTTTTATGAATTTCATCTACTTCAGCAAATTGGAATCCTAGAACATAACATAATGCTTTATTAAGTTCTGGAGTATGTTGATTTGGAGATATAGCACTCGATTCTTGCTGTTCTAATTGCTCAATCGCTTTCTTACGTTGTCCATTATATGTCCATTGACGTCCTTTTAATTCATTTTCAAAACGTTCATGGAGTGTTACAATGGTCTCCCGTAGAATTGTTTTTCGAATTAAAAAATTACCTGCTCTAAATTCACTATGAGTATGCCATAAATATAATGAAACTGGGCCAGGGGGATCAAGAGGAACAATACCTACTTTACCGGGGCCTACACATGGTAACTCTTCATTTTCATTTGTATCTGAAATTAATTTTATAGAAATTGGAAGAATACTAATATCTTTATTTGGATTTATATTCATAATTTGAATAACTTTAGAAATCATTCTTACCTTATTATATAACATGTTAAGTGTTTAAATATTATTATATAT